TGGTCGATGCCAATGGCGACGGCAAGGTGACTGTCACCGAGCAGAAGAAGGCTGATGCCAAGGGCAAGGCCGCGAAGAAGTGATCCAGCGGAAACCCTTGTTACTGGTAGCGACTGGCCCCACTGCGGGCCAGTTCGCTTTTGGGCCCTTTCGCGGTGTCGCCGACGTGATGGCGGTCAGTGACGCTTGGAGGCTGTGCGACTTCGTCGATTACATCTATGCCTGCGACTACGATTGGTGGAAGTACCACGGCCCGTCGTTGATGTCACATCCGGCAAAGAAATATTCGCTTGATGTTGACGTTGAGCCGCGTCACCCCATGTGCGCTTACCTGACCAACTTGGGCAGGCGGGGGTTTTCTTTCTGTGAAGGACACGTGTTCTCCGGGCACAACAGCGGGTACCAAGCTCTTCAGTTGGCCGCTATCATGGGCTACACCACGATCTATCTCGTCGGGTTTGACATGGGCGCAACCGGGCACACCCATTTCTTTGGCGACCACCCGCCGCCCATTCGCCACTATTCGGACTACGACAGTTTCATATCAGATTTCGCTCACGCGGCCCCCGTGATAGAATCGCGGCTGACGGTGGAGCTGCTCACCCAGCCATCGGGGCTGTCCCATTTGTTTAAGTACAGGAGTCCCGCCAATGCGCTCGCACGTTGCAAGGAAATTGGCCGTCTCGGTTGACGCATCGGTATTCCCGGTCACTGTAGACGAGCTGAAACTCCACATTCGCCAGTCTTCATCCATGGGGTCGGTCGAAGACTCGATGCTCCAGATGATGATTTCGGCGGCCTCGGTGGCGGTGGAAAATGACATCGGACAAAGCATCAGCGCGAGAACCCTCGTAATGTCGCTCGGGGACTTCCCCACGCACCCGGCGGTCCTGTGGTACCCGAAGGTGGCCTCGGTGACCTCTCTCGAGTATTACGACGGCGATAATGTACTGACAGCCGCTGACCCCGCCACATACGACCTCGAGTTGGACGGACTTCGACCCACGGTGTCGTTGTCGTACGGCAAGACGTGGCCCGTGGCCCGTGAGCGCCCTTTCCCGGTCAAAATCACTTATGTGACTGCTGCATCCGCTGACCCGGTGTTGAAACTGGCTGTGCTGATGACGGCGGCCGATTTCTATGAAAATCGCGAGTCGCAAATTGTTTCGCAGTATTTCGGCGAGCGATCCGTGATCGCCAACCCGGCAATCAGCCGCATGCTGAATCCGTACAGGATTTCGTCATGAAGATCGGCACCCTTCGCCACTTGGCTTCTTTCTACAATGCCGGCACGCTGGACGCTTTCGGTTCCGGTCGCTCTACCGGAACTCTTGCGTTTACTGACTATGTGGACCCACAGCCGGTTACTGGTCGGGACCTCGCGGCCAATAAGCTGTATGCCGAAATCGATTACAAGTTGGTAATGCGTTATCGCAGCGACATCAACGAGGGCATGACCGTGGTGTTGCGCGGCGTGACCTACGACATCAAAGCAGTAATCAACGAAGACGAGCGCGATAAAAAGCTCGTCGTATTGTGTCGCCGCCTCAATGGTTAAGATGAAGGTCAGGGGCATGGAGGACCTGTCAAGGGCCCTCTTGGCCCTTCCGATCCGAATGCGCCGCAAAGCAGTTCGACCGGCTCTGCAATCAGCCGCCGGTATCGTACGCCGTGAAATTATACAAAACGCCCCCGTCGATACTGGCGTGTTGAAGCGAAGCATTCGGCAGAAGTTCAAGCGCGCGACGAGATTCGAAGAGGCCGTAATGGTGGGAGTTTCGCAGCGGGCGTATTACTGGAAGTTCTTGGAGTTCGGCACCGACCGCATGGCGGCGAGGCCGTTCATACGCCCGGCGTTTGATCGCACTTCGAAAGAGACTTTGACAGAGTTCGTCAGGGCTGCTAGAATCGGCGTCGGAGGTGGGTAATGATCGTCAACGTGACCCAAATATTGCTGAGCAATGCCGGGGTCACGGCACTGGTGGGCAGTCGCGTGTTCTATGCTGAAGCCCCCACCGGAGCGGTCATGCCGTACGTCTTGGTGCAACAGATCACAGGCGTTCCAGAGAATTACTTGGCCCAGACCACGGCCGTTGACGCGGTGCGGGTTCAGGTCAAGCCGGTAGCAAGTACGGTAGCGGGCTTGTCGACTTTGGCCGACGCCATCGACGCCGCCATCCGTGAATTGGCCCATTGCGTATTCGCGGGCGAGGTGGGCTTCAACAGCACCACCAAAGCTTACTGGATGCCGATGGATTACAGGTTTTGGCAGTCGCGGTGACTGCCAGATGTGCGGTTTCTAGGGCCGCGTAACTACGAGGTGACATATGTCAGGTGAAAAGAAAACCCAAGGCACCGTGCTCCGGCTCGCCAGCGCGGCTTCCCCGATCACGTATACCGCGATCGCCAACGTCGTATCGATTTCCGGCCTCGGTGGCCAGAAGCCCGATATTGACATCACGAACTTCGACAGCACGGCCAAGGAATTCTTGACCGGTCTCGAGGACCCGGGTCAGGTGCAGGTCGAAATCAACTTCGCCCCGAGCGAAGCCAGCCACGACACCCTGTGGACGTTGAAGAACGACGGCACCCTGCGGACGTGGCAGATTCGCATGTCGGGCTCTTCGCCGTACGACTACTTCCAGTTCTCGGCGACGGTCCAGCAGTTCCAAGTCAACTTCCAAACCGACGACGTGGTTCGTGCCACGGTCACGCTGCGCGTGTCCGGCGCCATCACCCTCGGCCCGTAATCGGTCGGCAACGTCAACGACCGATGTTGTGGGGCCCGGCATTCGGCCGGGCCCCAGTTTTAAACCCCCAAATAAAGGATAGATCAAATGAGCAAGAACACCCTCAACGCCATCGCGCTCGCCATCTCCGCTGCCGCCATCTCGCGCCCGGAACCGTACACGGTCAAGGCACTTGGCAACATGGAAGTTTTCCTGAAGCGTCTGCCGGCCGGTGTCGTCGATGATCTGCAGGCCGGCCTGATGGGGCCGAACGGCAAGATTGACCCGTCCAAGCTCAAGGACTACCGCGTCAACGCCATCTCCCACGCTCTCGTGGACGAGAACGGCGACCGTCTGTTCGAGGATACCAGCGAAATCCGGAAGTTCGACAACGCCGTCGTGTTCGAGCTGATGGAAGTCATCAACAAGCGCAACAAGATCGACAAGGAAGAGCAAGAAGCGTTGGGAAACGGCTGATAACCGACGACGACTTTCGGTTCAAGTTCGACCTCGCCCTAGCGCTCGGGGCGGGGTCGGTTGAATTGATGATGGCCACGATGTCGTACGCAGAATTTTCCGCTTGGAAGAAGCTGGACGCCATCGAGCCCATAGGGCCGAAGAGGTCTGATTTTCAAGCCGGTCTCATAGCCTCCACCGTCAAGAATGTCAACGCCTCTCGGGGCTCATCTGCAAAGTCGCCGCACGACTTCATGCCGCTGCAAAAGCACAGGAAAGCTATGGCCAGTCAGCTTTCCTCGAAGGTAGTAGATGACCAAGTACGGGCAGTGATGGGCGCATTGATGAGGAGAGGCAAAAATGGCGGGCCAAAGTCTCGGTAGGCTATACGTAGAGATTGCAGCGAACTTCGCGTCGCTGCAATCTTCGGTGGACGGACTCACTCGGACCACTGCCACCAAATTCAGTCAGATGGAGGGCTCCGTAAATCGGAGCCTTTCGTCTATCGAAGGTCGCGCGCAGCGCATGTCCAACCAAGTGTTGGCTGCCTTCGGGACAGTTTCCGCAATTGAGATGGGCAAGGCTCTGTCTCGAGTAGCGGACAACTATGCGAATATTGAAGCAAAGATCAAGTTGGCCACTGGCGGCGTTGTCGGATTGCAGTCCGCAACGGATCGCGTATTTTCCATCGCCAACAAGACTTACTCTTCGTTCAATTCTCTGTCATCGCTGGTCGCCAAGACCACGAGGTCCTTGTCCAGCATGGGGCTCGAGGCGAAGACTGCCTTTGAGTTGAGCTCCCGCCTTGGCGAGGTGGTGTCGAAGGGCCTGCAGCTATCCGGCGCCTCGGCGCAAGAAACCAGCTCTGCCATCCTGCAGCTGTCGCAGGCACTGGCATCGGGCAAACTGGCCGGCGACGAGTTCCGGTCGTTCGCCGAGAATGCTCCGCGCCTCGCGCAAGGTGTGGCGGAGGCCATGGGGGTTACCATTGGCGAGTTGCGCAAGCTCTCCAAGGAAGGTAAACTCACCACTGACGTGGTCGTCAAAGCCCTGATCGACGCCGGGCAGACCATCGACCAAGAGTTCAACGAGTTGCCGCTCACCATTGGGCGTGCGTTCACCCAGCTTGAGAACGAGTTCACCAGATTCGTCGGCGAAGGCTCTCAGGTGACCGGCGTAGCGAACGCCGTGGCACGCTCCATTCAAATGATTGCCCAGAACTTGGGCGCTATTGCCGGAACCGGCGCAGCGGCCGGTTTGGTACTGGTTGCAAGGTCGGCCGGGCAGGTCGCAACCTCAATGGTGGCTTCGGCCAACGCCACCTATCAGGCGGCTGAAGCTTCTCGAGTCGCCTCTGCTGCCAATGCGGAAGAAGCTCGCACCAAGAATTATATGGCCGTGGCGGAAGTCCGTGCCGCAGCCGCCACCATGGACAATGTGGCCGCGAAGGCCGCATACAATGCCGCTACTTCCGCCATTATCCAATCGGAGCGCGTTGCGCTCAACAGCAAGCTGGCCTTGTTGCAGGCGGACATGGCCCAAGTGCGCGGGGTAATTGCCAATGCGGAAGCGGCAGGAGCACAGTCGTTTGCTCTGCGGGTAGTGGCCGAGGAAACTGCTCGCCTTGCCTCAATCCAGCAGGCCCACGCCGCAGTTCTCAATGAACTGGCGGTGCTCGGCACGCGGGACGTGGCGAACAAGGAAGCGCAGGTAGTCGCCGACAACGCGCTGGTCGCGGCCGAAGAACGTCTGGCAGTGGCC